GTCCTTATTAAAAACATCTGTCCAATAGGGATCACCTTGGACGCTAATTGGTTTTCGCAGGATTAACCCAGCTGCTGCACGGAGTAGACGCTGCGTATAAGGCGTAAAAACAGAGCGATTTACCCGCGCTAAGTACGCGCTGTAGTCCTCACGGGGCTCTAGAGGTAGAAATGCCTCACAGTTGTCACGTAAATACTCCGTACCGTTTGTAACGGCCTTCATGATCTCCCAGCCCTTCATCTGGTCGATCACGGCCCGTGTCCGCACGAACGGACTATCAACACTTCCCATATAGGAAGAGCTGACAAGATGCGTTCTAACGAGACCAGGAACGGAGTAAGTCATGACACCTCAGAGTTCAGTTACTAACAGCCCCATCGACGACGAGCCGCTTTACCCCGTTCACCTGTCCAATTACGACTTCGAGCGCAGAAAGAACGCTTACGGGCAGCTTCTTCCTTTGTCTTTGGCTTGCCTGTAACCGGTGGCTTCAAGTTAGAACCTGTTTCCCGGTTGTACTTGGCCCGACCTTTAGCGGTCAGACCAGCACCTTTACTAACAGGCAGTTTTTCGCCACGGCCAACACTAAGGTTGGGACCACGCTTACGCTTTTTGCGCTCTGCCATCGTCCTAACCCTTACTGAAGGTTAGAAGTGATGGTGCCGCTGGTAACGAAGTTGCAGGTAGCAACGACCAAATCACCGACAGTGGAACTAATGTCCATGCTGGTAATAATCCCCGCAAAGCTCACACTGTCAGTACCAGCGGAAGTACCAGTCGTAAACAGCTCAAATGTGGCGTCTGCAGTGTCTGAAGCCGTGACTACGTCTTCAATAAACGCTGCTTGACCGGTTGCATCAGGGTCATACACCAGTTCAACGGTGCCAGAGCCGCTGATCATGCTGCCGACAAATGCACGGAAGGTGTCACCGTGATCGGTAACGTCCAACGTGTCTTTGGTGATGTTCAGTGTCCAGCTGCGGGTTCCAACGATAGTGGCGTTAGAAGAACCAGCAGCGTCAAACTGGACCGCACCTTGCTCTCCGCGAAGGATGGCCATGATTAGACATAGGAAGGGTCTATACGGTTGATTCTAACCGCTCACAACCCACAAGCCATCTCAAGACTTCTTCTTTTTGGCCTTACGCCGCCGATGTTGATAAGAAATCTTTTTTGACCCTGTTTTTTCTTTCTTAAAACGAGCCTTTTCTGCAGGACTCATCTCTTTTGTGGTTTTTGGCGTCTTATCTGACACCCTGCGTGATGGTCTACACGCTGGATAAGCCCTGTCTTCGCCTTTGGAGCGGCCGCAAGGCTTCCCGGTCTTTATATCGACCCATTTCTCGTCAAACCATCGGCCAAGGCCACCACGGCCTTTACTTTTTGGTTTTGCGGGTTTTCGTGGTTTTTTTCGTTCCGCCACTGGTTGCTTTCCGATAAGTGCCACCACGCTTCTTATATTCGCGCACCAGCCACGCATTTGCATACGCGCTCGGATAAACCGCGAATTTGCGCTTGGCCTCAGCTTTAACTCGGGCGTAAAGCGCCTTGTTTACTGGGACGTTTTCACTGGCCACAGCTACACCGCATCTTCTTACTGCCCTTTTTCATGCCCTTTTTCTTCTTGGGCGGACGGCCTTTTTGTGTGCCGTAAGTTCCAGGGCCCTTAGGCATGACGCAAAATGCGACGACAATCTCAGTCTAAGCCGTCTTAGAGCCGTATTCCAGCGTTACTCGCCGTTTTCTGCCGCTAGGCGAGTTCCAACGGAAAAATCGCACCTGCACCGACGGATGAAGCTCCTCCTCAGGTGATTGCAGCGTTTTCCACCGATGATCACACTCCAAACAACGCCGCTCACGCACACAATCATTGTCCTGCGACGTATAACGCCCCATCACCTTGGACTCCTCTGACCCACATTTCGGACAACAAGGCGCGTTGAGCGGACGAAACATCCTCAATACAAGCGGTATGTCGTAGTTCCCATGGCCTCAGGCTTGGCCAAGTTGAACTGCTGGAGCACAAGATACCCGAAAGCATCAAAGGCGTGGTCTACTCCAAGGTTTTTGTTAGGCAAACCAGTCCCTGGCGCGTAAGTCAGCGTCCGCAATGACTTGATCAGCTCTTTACACCGTGGATGAATCTTGACCCGTCGCGCTCCAGAAGCATCCATTAGGCCCGTGTTGACCGCTGTGATCTTGTCTCGGATCTTCCACGGTGATCGCGGTGATTGAACCGTAAAGCCACTGCGTCTGAGGATTGCGTGGTCCGTTACGCCCACACCGCTCGTCTTTCTTGCACCGCCTGTTGGGTCAGGGCACGCGATAACCCGACGATCCACACCGTATCTACGGGTAACTTCATCGGCAAAATCCCAAGTGGTGGCCCCGCCGGTCAGCATGATCTCGTCAAACACGTACAACGTGTCCTGATCTTTGACTGCACAGATGCCACTCATTGGATCCACGTTGAAGTCAACGCCAAGCAGTAATGGCTGAATCGAAATATCCTTGGCGTCCGTTGAAATGTTGTCGTCCGAAAAGCTGATGGCGACCAGACCAGTCAGGTTCTCGAAGGACGCTTCAAATTCCTGGCGGAACGTGCGCGAATCAAGTTGAGCGCGGGCTGCTTCGACCTCTTGCTTGCTGACGTTTCCTCCTTCAATCGTTGTATAGCTCCATCGTTGCCATTCGTTTGTCTCATCCTCTGGGACATAACACCACAAGTCGTAAAACCAGCTAGCTGTACCGTCTGGCGTCGAAATAAACAACGCCCAACCTTCCTTATCCGCTAAAGCAGGCCTGATCACCTCAAACCAGACCTCTGAATCCATAAATGCCGCCTCATCAAGCACTACGCCCGACAAACTGCGGCCCCTCAACGCCATTGCGTTCTCTGTGCCCTTCAATTCAATCGTTGAACCGTTAATTAGCTCAATTCGTAGGTCCGTTTCGTTCTTACTGTGGATCCAAACCTTCGGAACCAGCTTTTTTAACGCTCTCCACGCAATATCTTTGGCCATCCGATACGTCGGAGCACAATAAAAGAAGGTCTCGCCAGGTCTGTTGAGCGCTCCACGAAGTAGCTCGACGCATGAAAGGTACGATTTGCCGAATCGACGACCGGCAACTAAAACTCGGAAACGTTTGTCGCTTGAAAAAACTTGGCCCTGTGCCCATCTCAGGCTTACGGGCTCTGCTTTTGTGCTCATGCCTATTACATTACACAGGTTTTCAACCCCTACCCCCCTCTTCGCCGTGCCACAACGCAATGTGGGAGGTTATTATCTGAAAAAAGGTCGATAGGTTGATGCCTGAGCCTCTAACGGATCGCACCACACAAGCAAAAGAAGATCGCATCAGGCGGCTCTATCGACGACAGCTCGACGGATTGTCGGCTCGTGCGCTCGTGTACGACCATAAGGAGAAAGAACAGATCTCAATCAATACCGCTTGGCGTGATTGGGCAGAAGTTAAAAAGCTTGTTGATGAAGACTGGCAAGCTGACCGCGAAAACATGCTTGCGCGTCTTCAACACATGCGCACCAAACTCTTCCATCAAGCTCTGAAGAAGGGGCAACTGCAGACCGCAAGCCAGGTGCTCGACTCCATCGGACGTGTTATCGGTGAATCCGTTGAAACAGTCAACATCCAGGCACCTGAACTAAAAATCTCCATTGAAGATAAGGGCGACTGATCCCCACGCTCACAACTTCAGACCCCTGCCCCCACTCCTAGGGGGCTTTTTTATTACACGAATACTGTTGTACGGATATATGTGTAAGTAGTGGGCGGATCGCTAGGCGGCTGAGATTTTGCAACACCGCCCCCCGGCTGCGCCTTTCGAGATTGTCACATTTCTTAGTGTCAGATGGGATTAGCATGCTGTACAATGTAAGACAAGAGAAGGAAGGACCGACCGGGCCCCGCTCTTTTCGCACCTTGAAAACTACATAGGGAGCAAACCGCACCAAACGGCACAGCCTCCGGGCGACTGTCGCAAGGTGTCAAGCGAGATCCGCAAGTTTTGCGCCTCGTAAGGAGCGCTCCCAAGGAGACCAACGAACCAACCTACTACTGGAACAAATGAACTCATTTCTACAGTTCGTCGCGGCAATGGTCGCGGCAGGTTCTTTCGGCGTTGCCTTCGTTCAGACGGCAATGGTTGAACCGCTCCAACAGCACAGCGGCACTCAGTCCTACGTTCGCGTGGTGCGCTGAGATGGCTCTGATGTCCGATTGTCCCCTCAAGACCGCTCTTGAGGCTCGGTTCACGGATGACTCAGAGATCCGGGATGTGGCCAGCTATGGTTGCATCTCCGGCGTCTCCGGGTTTATCTATTATTCCGAGACATGTTCGTTCTTTGATAAGCATCAAGAAGACATTGAAGAATGGCTACTTGATCATCATCAGCTCAGCCTTTCCGAGATCTGCAAAGAAATTGAAAGTGTTGATTTATTGAAGAATAAAATGGCTTGGCTGACAGTTGATCTTTACTGTCAGGAGATCGTCATCTACAACGAAACATTTCAGCCCGCTTAATTGCGGGCTTTTTTCTTGTCATCTATTGCCGCACCAACAAATGCGAAAGATTGAAGCGCAGACAATTCAAGCCGTTCGGGATCTTCTCTGGATGGCTGAGTTTTCCGGCTGCTATTGGCACTCGGGGAACATGGAGGTTTCACAGTCGCACCACTCAATCAGTGGACAGCTGGGTCATGAAAGGATTATTTCGGTCCGTTTACACGGGAACGAGATTTTTGCCTTTCGCCCTGATTGTCAACACATTTGGATTAGTGACTGCGGCTGGCGTACCAACACTACGAAATCACGGTTAAACGTCCTTCTGGGATGCTTTAGCAGTGGTTTCGGAATCTTCCAAAAGAAGGGTGAATGGTATTTTCAGGGCAAAACCTGGAGTGACCCTGACGAGTGGACCGGCAGCCAGTCGGTGTCCTTTCGTTTGGATGCCGATAATTGGATGCTGCAACAGGCTGAAAAGCTTGCGGCTTCAAAGCTGGAAAAACGGACCGGCATGAGCCGTGACCGCTCCAGTAACCTCTAACGCTAGGCCCGCCAAAGCGGGCTTTTTTATGCGCTGAGCCGGATGAGGCATTCTTCAGCTCTGCAGTCTTCCAGCTTGGCTCGAACCCAGTTGAGACGACCAGCGACCCTGCGGCCATCATTGGTGTCCTTGTAGACGTGGAGAGCTTCGAGCAGGAGCATCCACTCATCAGCGCAGAAATGAATGGTCTTAGTGGGCGCTGAGTCAGTCATGAATGGGCCGCTTGCAGTTTCCTTGAATGGGCTGTATTGTAAGACAAGAGTCAAGGGGATGACCCTTGCTCCGCTCCAGTGAAACTAAACCTTACCAATGAAAAAACACTTGCACACTCATTTCTACCTGGATGACAACTCGCAACTCACTTTGTCATGCGGCTCAGTCATCGCCAGTGATTCGTCTGTCGAGACTATCTCGATTTACGCAGGGGTGGATGCCGTAGATGACGCAATCGACAAGTATCTACCGCTATGCGACCGCTCCACACAAGAACGGTTCATGCAGACCCTTACCGATCACATCCGCAAGACTGAGGTTCAATCATGAAAACTACCGGCACTCCCTGCCTTCGATGGCAGCTTGAACACACCGACACCTTTGGCGGTGAGGCCAACTATTCATGGGTTAATCGTGAAGACGTGATGATCCCGTCCCAATACTCGGGGCCGTGGATTGTTCGCAAGGCAAAAGAAGCCATGGGCCTTACTCACCTTGATCACGTCACCTCAGATTTTGGCAACATCATTCGTGTTGACTTCCGCCAAGACAATCAAGTGCTGTTCATCACGCTGCTGTCTTGAAACGTTCTTCAGAAGTTAAAGAGACCCACCAGCAGCAAGCCAAAAAACTGCTGGATATGGGTCTTCAGAAAGCTGATGTATCCGCAACGCTCCAACGTAAATACGGTCTGTCTCGTGCCACCGCTTACCGCGACGTGGATGAGGCAGACCAATCCCGTGAGCTTGAGGATCACAAAATCGAAGCGACTCCCGTTCCAATGATCAGCTTTGAGGATCGGGATGCATTGATGCGGATGACCCGGCAACTTCTGATCGACGCCTACACCGATGGCAACGTTCAGGATTACGCCAGATTGATCCGTGAATACGAAAGGCTTGCCCGCATGGGTGGCCTGTCTCAAAAGTTCTGAGACGTTTGTCTCACATCGCTCCAACCATCATGACCATCCGCTACGACGACATCGACGATCTGCTTCCGTCCGAATACAAAGAGCCTTGGCCGCCTCTCTCTGATGAAGAGATCGAAGAACGCCAACGCCAAGCCGAGTGGGACGACTATTACAACTCGATCCCTGACGCTGCTGAACGTAACCGCAACCTCAAATGATCACCTGTCAAGACTGCAACCGCTCCATCAATCAACTGCTCTGCCTCATCCTGGGCAGTCAGAAATCCAGAGCGTCAAGCCATCTCAGCTACAACCCCGCAGAACGTATTGAGTTCTGCTTCAAGCTCGTTCAGCAAGAGATGGAGCAGGTTGTCCGTACCGCTGACCCTGAAGCCTTACAGAAGGGTCTCAGCGACGGTCAACGCCAGCTCTCCAGCCTTCAATCCCTCAAAATCCTCAACCAACTCATTCAAGAGGTCGAATGGTGATGCCGTACCACTACAAACCAGTTCAAGAATACGAGTGCAAAAAAATTCAACGCGCTCTTGACATCCTTAAAGGTGTTATCAATCGTGAGAACAAGCGCCATCAAATGGATGAGCACTTAACTCATTCAATGCGTTCTCTTCTGGAAGATGAAGTCATCCCTCAGCTTGAGAACGAATTGAACTTTGATCCAACGCCCCAATACTGATGAGCAGTATTCTCAATGGCAACAAGTTTTCCGCTGCTGGTTCCCGCGTTCCAACAGATCTACTGCCTAAAGCCATCCGCTATGAAACGGCTAGGGCAGTCATCTTTGAGGAACAGGGCAACTTCGTCCGCGCCAATGATTGTCTGCGCTTGAAGCGGCACTACGAACGTAGAGCCATGGAAGAGTGCGTTTCACCTGAACCCCAAAACACCAATGTCTGAGCCAACCGAAGAGCTGACCAAAAACACCTGGAATGGATGGTTTTACAAACCGCAAGAAAATTCTCTGGTTTATAAGCCTGTTGATTATTGGGTTGACATCGAATTAAACAGTTGCGCTGAAGTGCTGGACTGGGTTTTTCAGATTCATGGAAAGTCCTGGGCCACACCTGATGTCACAAAAGGCTTCCTTGAAGCTTTAGATGACATTTTTGCGCCACAGACAAATTGTTGCCCGTGGGGAAACGAAAAAGAATTTTCAGGTGAAAAACTAAGCTTACTGTTTTACAAAGCTGAATTTTGCTGAGCCCTAAATCCAGGGCCAACCTAACTCCACGTCTCCGCGCCAAACATCCTCATCGATAGGGCGTTGGATGGCATATATCCGAAACAGGCGTTTCAGCTCTTCAGTTGAGACGCCTATTTCTTTTGCCTTCACTGCGACGTTACATTGACCGCGATATATAAGCTCTAACGCTTCCTCCACTACATAACCTCTCCGCTTAACAGCATCTCCTTGTAAAGGTTGTTCCGCTCAGTCCATCGAGCCTCGCATCCTCTCATCTCCAGCTCACTCAGCATCCGCAGCTGGACATTGCCGTTTGGCTTCGCAATCACCACCGCTCCAGCAGCAACACGGATCCCAGCTCGTTCACGCAAGGCAAGGCTATAAGCACCCAGCTGGTCCTGATGATCTTTCAGCCATGCCTCTGGCTTGTCAGTCTCACGGCTAGTCGTCTTGAAGTCGCAGATCGTCAGACCCAATGCCGTGTCGATCAACGCATCTGCCGTTCCAGCAAATCCTTCGTCGCTGCTGACGCTGAACTCGCTGGCATGAATGGCCGTTACGCTTCCGCTCACCAACCAGTCGGATAAACCTCTGGCGTACTCACGGGCTGGCCATGGAACCTTGGGCGAGCCCTCTTCCGCTTTCTTGAGTGCCCAGTTGGTAACTGCCTTTGGAGGGCGAGCCAATCCATCATCCCAGACCTTCCATGAGCCCTTCTTGTTAGCGCTCTGTCGAGCCAGCTTGGCTGCGGTCTTGAGTACATACTCGCAATGCTCATGAGCAACGGTGCCACGGTCACAAGCAAGGTCACGCTCCAAACCACTGCCAGCACGTTGTGACCAGCGCTCCAAAGCATCCTTCTGTGATTGAGGGGCTGTGTTCTTCAGGATATGAGTGACAGAGTGATAAATCTGCCCATGTTGATCCCTGTAAACCCTG